GAGATGATATGGAAAATAGATATTATATAAAAGTATCAATGTTTGAAAAACAAATTAGTTTTATGGTAGAAGCGGATAACGCAGATCAGATAAAAGAAATGATTAATCCTAATCATAAAATTTTAGAAATAACTAGAGTTGGATGACAATACAAAATAAAACACACGCTGTTATGAGCCAAAGGCACGAGGATAAGGAGAGTAAAGATTACTTTCCTACTCCGCCTTGGGCAACAAGAGCGTTGTTTGAGAAAGTTTTAAAAAGATATTGGCGTATACCTGATAAGTTTACTGGCCGATATGGTCATATCAATTGTTTAGAGCCAGCTTGCGGAGCTGGTCACATGACAAAAGTATTAAAAGAGTATTTTGATACAGTTGTTTCATCTGACATAGATGATTATGGCCAAGACCGAATCGCCGATTTTCTTAAAACAAATGAAAAACAAAAATATCATTATATTGTAACCAATCCGCCATTTAACCTGGCTGAAGAATTTGTGTTAAAAGCATTAAAACAAGCAAGATACTGTGTTGCTATCTTTGCAAGAACACAGTTTTTAGAAAGTGTAGGAAGATATGAAAGATTATTTAAAGAGACACATCCTGATTTTGTGGCTCAGTTTACAGAGCGAGTACCAATCCTTAAAGGAAAGCTATCGGCAACGGCGTCCACAGCTACGAGCTATGCTTGGTTTGTTTGGAAAGGCTTTGAAGAAGATGAAAGGTCGTTTGGAACAGATTTGGTTTGGATACCACCATGTAGAAGTCAGCTTGAAAAGGAAGGGGACTACGAAGAGAGTTTGGCAGCATCATATCCTCGATCCACAAGTAACACCGGCCAAAGAGACTTATTTCCAAAAAATTAAACGAATCATTAAGTTGCGAATCGGCAGAAACCGGTGGCCAAAATCTTAAAAATCTTAAAATTTAAATTTGTAACTTATTGATTTTCCTAAATAAAATTAAATCTGAAAAAAGTTTTTAAATATGGTATAATAGATTATGAGAGAAATCTCATATCTGTTTGAAATTGTTGGTGTCAAAAAACTTTTGGCTTAGGCCAACAGTTTCTTAATTTTTAATCACACATTAAAGGAGAGCATAATGCTTAAAAGTGAAAAACAAAAATTAATAAGTAAAGCAAATAAGTTTGATAAGATCATGGCAAGAAAAATAAAAACTTTCTTGAGCAAATTATCTGAAAATGAGATTTATGATACTTTGGGAGATCCATACAGCTTAAATGCCCCTACTTACTATACTTCTAGTAAAAACTTTGATGGGAAAGGAAATTTTCCAAGAAGTTACATTGAAGAATTTGTAAGAGTTCATAAAAGTAATTTTAGAAGTCATAAGACTACTATTTATGTTCAAGGCAAACCAGTCAAAAGCCTGAAAGCTGTCTCTAACGAATTTATAGTTTGGGATCTAATTAGTAAGTTTGGATTGCATGAAGCTAATAGAGAAGCTAGTCGATATTTTGGACGTAATAAATCTCATATGGTTTTAGTAGGTGCGATAGTAGATTATATTCATCCTAAAACTAAATCTAATAAACTAAGTGCTTAACAGCTTACAGCCCTCGACAGAATTGTCGGGGGCTTTTTTAATAATCTCTTTATATATAGACAGAAAAATAAAAAAAATAATTTTATTAAAAAATAGGTGTAACTAGTGTAACCATGTAACTTTTACTCTGTATCCCTTTATATATAAGGATTATAGCAGTTACATATATGGTTACATTACTGATATACAAATATGTAACCATACTGTTAAATCAAGTTTGGCCTTATAAGAGCCTAAAAAGTTTTTTGAAAAAAAATAATTTCTGTTATATATATAAGATATGAGTATTTTAAAACCTTTGAAAAAAGGAAGAGGTCGGCCAAAAGTCGATATACATAGCAAGCTCTCTCGTAAACAAGAAAAGTTTGTTAAAGAGCTTGTCTCAAACGATGGTATGATAACCATGAGAGAAGCTGCAATAAATGCTGGTTTTCCAGCTTCTTCAGCTCATACAAGAGCTTATGAAATGACTAATCCTGAAATCTGTCCTCACGTTGTAAGAGCAATTCAACTTTATAGAGATGAACTGGATGAGAAATATGGCGTTAATTACAAACGACATTTAAAAGATTTGCAGACAATTAGAGATAGAGCTTTAGAGAATGGTGCTTACTCAGCCGCTGTTCAGGCTGAGTATAGAAGAGGACAAGCACAAGGTAATATCTATATTAATAAATCTGAGATCAGACATGGCACGATTGATAGTATGTCTAAGGATGAAGTAATAAAAGCTCTCAAGGAGATTAAAGATTCGTATGAGCCAAAAAGAGTTGAGGGAGTTATTGACCACGA